CTGACGGAATGAATGTAGAATATCCAAAAATCAATACCAGCACACTTGCTATTGGAAACCAGGCTGCAGAAGGAGACACACTTTCCTATGGTAAGTTGACTCTTACTTCAGCAACAGAGCCAATCAAGACATACGGTGGCTACACAGATATGTCTCGTCAAGTAGTAGAACGTTCAAGCATTAACTATGTTGACACAGCATTCCGTGCAATCGTTGCTAAGTACGCAGCAGCAACAAACGCAGCAGCAATCGCAAAGGTTACTGCAGCAGACGATGACTTCAACCAGGTAACACTAGCATCATTTGATACAGATGATGTTCTAGAAGCACTTGCAGATGCAGCAGTCAAGGTTAACCAGAACACTGGTCTTCCACTAGAAGCAATTCTTGTTGGTTCAAGTGTATTCAAGAAACTTGCTAAGTCAGTAGACGCAGCAGGTCGCCCACTACTTTCAAATGTTGGCGCAACAGTGAACACATTTGGTTCAATCAATCCACTTGGTTTGACAGGAAACATTCTTGGTCTACCAGTTGTACTTGATCCAGCACTTGGTGCAGACGCAATGTACGCATGGAACGCAGCAGCGTTGACTGCATACGAGTCAGCAGGCGCACCATTCCGCTTGAACGATGAAGAAATCACTACACTAACAAACTCATTCTCAGTTTATGGATACTTGGCACTTACATGCCAGGAGCCAAAGGCTGCAGTTAAGTTTAATTAATATTTAATAGGAGATTACGATGGACTGGACAGATTTAAAAGCCTATGTAGGCTCAAGCGACATTGACGATACTTTCGTTGAAGAATGTTGGGATACAGCAAGAGACTTAATTGCATCTTATGTGCAATCTGTTACTGTACCTCCTCATGTTCTAAAGCGTTGCTATCTAGAAGTTGGATCTGAACTTTATCATCGCAGAAGTGCACCAATGGGTGTTTCACAATATGCAACTTATGATGGTGCCCCCATCAGAATTGCTAGAGACCCACTCGTTGGTGTATATCCTCTTCTAAACCGTTATATGGTGAGATTTGCATGAACATTGCAGAAATTAGAGATGATTTAGAATCAGGAATTATATTAGGTGGAATTTCCAGGGTATATAAATATGTACCAGAAAGACCAACTACTCCATGTGCAATTATTGAACCTGATACAGAGTTCATAGCAGTATATGAAGATCAATATAATGAACCAGATTATAAATCAAATTGGAAGGTTCAAGTTATCACTCCTTTTGCTTCAAACCAAAAAGAAACAGAAAACTTGGACACAACATTAGAAACTTTAATTCCTGCCATATGGGAACAAGCCAAGGTAACAAAATTAACAGTAGATAAACCATTTATGTTAGACATAAATAACGCAGTCTACTTAGCAACAAACATTAATATATCAATAGATATAACAGGAGGAAATTAATATGTCACGCATTAAAGGCAAAAGTATTATTTTCAGTTTAGACGATGTCGATTACGCAGGTGCAGTAAAGAGTGTAAAATTCTCTTCTGCTGTTGGCGAAATGGGTTTTGGAAACTACGAAGATAATTTAGACTTTACATGTCAAGTTACAGGATTCCAAGATGTGGCAGCAGCCTCATTATGGTCTTCTCTGTACGCAACACCAGGTGCACAAGTAGAATTAACATTTGCACCATACGGCAATGAAGTTGCATCAAACAATCAACCACATTTTGTGGCATCAGGTTATGCAGAAACATTACCAGATTTGGGTGGAGCAGCAGGCGAATACTTTGTTTATGACTTAACATTTATTTTAGATGGTAAGCCACAAAGAGTAACAGCCTAATAAAGGTTTGCTATGGCAGAAGCAGTAGGTATCAAGGTTGAAGGATTAAAGGAAACTTTATCTGCTCTTAAGAAATTAGGAGACAACTTTGAAGATCTAAAAGACGCTAACGCTGAACTTAGTTCAACGATTGCATCTAAGGCTTCTGCCCTGGCACCAAAATTAACTGGTGCCTTAGCAGGTAGCATAAAAGGTAATCGTGCCAATAAAAAGGTACAGATTAAAGCAGGTAGTGCTAAGATTGCTTATGCTGGAGTAATTGAATATGGTTATCCTAAAAGAAATATTAGGGCACAATCATATTTAAGACGTGCAGCATCTGAAGATCAAAACTACATAGCAGAAACGTACGAAAAGAATATAAAAGAAGTTATAAAGAAATATAACTTTGACTAACAGGAGGCAGTAATGGAAACTGATTTATTAAACAATTTAAAATGGAAAGAACTTGCAGAAGTTGAAACTTATTTAGGTTTGCCAATGGACGAATGGACAAACTCACCTTCAAAAGCAAAATTAGCATTTATTATGCAATACATGATGGCAAAGAGAACTAACACATCACTTACAATAGAAGAAGCAGAATTAATGTCAATTGCAGAATTGACTGAACTTGCAGGAGTTGAATTCACCGTCCCAAAAGAGGGGAATCCAGCCTAGAACGAATGGCTAATTTTTGTGTAGCAACAAGAATGAAACCATCAGATTTTTGGGAACTAACGCTGGATGAATACAACGCTATAGTTGAAGTGCTAAACAGGAGGGATAGTTAATGGCTCAACAGATTACAATTGATATTGTTGCTGAGACAAAAAAACTTACCCAAGGATTAGATGATGCTAATAAACAACTAGGTGGCATTGAAGGCAAATTAAGTAGTGCCTCAAAGGCTGCAGTTGCATTTGCATCTGGATTTATTTTAACTAAAGGTGTTGCATTTTTAAAAGATGCCACTGAAGAAGCAAGAAGTGCAGAGCAAGCAATATTAGGTGCTGAGTCAGCATTTGGTGCTGGATCAAAAGCATTACAAAAAATTACAGAAGATGCTGAGAAATTTGGTATTGCACTTGGAATGGATAATGATGATCTCATTGTTCTTGCTACACAATTAGGTGTTTATTTACCTCAATCTGCTAAAGGTTTATCTGTTGAATTATTAAATCTTGGTGCTGATGTTGCATCTTTAACTGGTGTTGATTTAGAGACTTGGACAAAGAAGTTTGCTAAAGGAATGGCAGATGGTGAACTTAAAGCAGGCGATCTTGAAAAGATGTTGCCAGGACTTAATGCACAAGTATATGCTCAAGCAGCAGCAATGTTTGAATCAGGAAGATCAACAGAAGCATTAAATCTGTTAATAGCAGAAGGTGCAACAACTTATGGCGATGCAGCAGAAAAGAAAGTTACATCTTCAAAGAAATTAGAATTAGCAATAGCAAACCTTAAAGAAGAAATAGGTACAAAATTATTACCTATCATAGATAAATTTGTAAATATGTTAGTTGATGTAATTGGTTTTGTTGATAGAAATAGAGCAGTTATGCTTCCATTAATTGCAGTTATTGGAACATTATCAGCAGCAATATTAGTAGTAAACATTGCCATGACAGCCTGGTCATCAGTAACAGCAGCATGGACAACTATAACAGGAATAGCCACAGCAGCACAAAGATTATTTAATCTTACAATGTTAGCAAACCCAATTGGTTTAATTATTATTGCAATAGTTGCTTTGATAGCAATCATTGTGTTATTAGTTAAGAATTGGGATACTGTAACTGAAGTTGTTGGTAAAGTTTGGGAAGCGTTTAAGAATTTTGTTTCTAATGCAATTGAAGCATTAGGCAATTTATATCAATCAGCAAAAAATATATTACAAACCATTAAAGATGTATTTGCAAATGCATTTAATGAAATATTTAATAAAATATCATCAGTGATAGGAACAATAATTTCTGCATTCAGTGGTTTGCCAGGGAAGTTATTTGATATTGGTAAGAGCCTAGCAACAGGTTTATGGAATGGTTTAGCATCTATGACTGATTGGTTAAGGAATCAAATCAACGCATTCTTTGGTAAATTAGTTCCATCATGGGCTAAAAAGATTTTAGGTATATCTTCACCATCAACAGTATTTGCTGCTTTTGGTGAACAAATAGTTGAAGGTTTAGCACAAGGTATTAGTACAGCACAATCAATTGCAAGAGATGCCACATTTAATCTTGGCAATACAGCAATAGATGGTTTTTCACCACAACTATCAAATGGAACAAATAGATCACCTATTTATATAACAATAAATGCTGGTATGGGAACTGATCCATATACACTTGGTAGAACAGTTTCTACAGCATTAAAGAAATATGGAGGCGTTGTAACAGCATGAACTTAAGAGGCAAAGTAACAATAAAATATAGAGATCTATCATATGCATGGGTAGACGCAACTAATGGTATTTTACAGATTGATATTACTAGAGGTATTCCTAATTATCAAGGAATGTGGTCTCAATCTCAACCAGGGCAATTAAGATTAAGATCAAGAAATACAAACTTAGATCCAGCAAAAAATAATCAAGTAAAAACATTCACAATGATTAGAGTTGAAGTAGAAGGAACACCAATATTTACTGGTAAAATATTTGATACTAATACAGAATATTTTCCTAGAGAAGATTCAATTATTACTATTGATGCATTTGATGAACTTGGTGTTTTATCACAAAGAAAAATTATTAATCGAAAAGTTATTAATCATGACTATGAAGCAAAACAAATAGTAAGTCCAATAAATTTTGGTAGTTTTATTGTAAGGGGATCATATACTACTCCATCACTTGCAAGTTATACACCACACATAATTGAAGGTTATGAATATAACACAAAAGAATATAGTTCTAGATACGATTATCAACCAGGTTCAGGCTATGAGGGATTGGGTCCAGGAAATTATCATCTTTGGTATAGCAATGATCAAACAAAGTATCCAACACCAGATGGTGATCAATATTATCAGTATATAGTACCCAGTCATGGAACAGATAGAACTGATTCTGTTTGGGAACTACCAGATTGGGATGCATTAGTAGTTGCA